CAAACTTGATGAACTTAGCTCATTAATAGATGAACATATAGGCACTGGATCAACATTAATTAAGGATAAGATGGTTCCCTATGTTGCAGTAGAATACTATGGTCCACTTTCTAATTTTGATATATCGGGTGCAGGAACAGGAAATTGGATAGATATTTATCTATGTAATGGAAATCATAATACACCTGATAAAAGAGGAAGAATTCCAGTTGGTGCTACAACAGGTATGGGAGGTGGAACATTTGATACCACAACAGATCCTGCAGTAGCTGGAAACCCCACCTATGTTCTTCTATCCAAAGGAGGAAGTAATAATATTACTCTTTCTGGCTCTCAATTACCTAGTCATACTCATTTAGCATCAGTAAAAGTAACTGAGGATGGTCACTACCATTATAGTTTTAATACAAGTACATTAAATGGAACTAATCTTAGTGCTTCTAATTTCCCTTTAAAAGGTTTTTCAACTGGTGGTAATATGGGTTATGAAATAGTAGCAGATAATGCTACTCCTACTATTGGTAAAACTAATTCTACAGTTACAGGAGTTAAAGTAGCTGTAGACAATTCTACTGTAGGAGAGAATAAATCACATTCAAATATTCCTCCTGTATTAGCTTGTTATTATATAATTTACATCCCTTAAAAATCATTGTTATGTCTGGATGCAATAGTGGAAGAAGTTATCAGAAAGTACTAGGTTCTGCCATAAGTAAAAGAGGTGGATGTGGTTGTAATGAGGATCCATGTAAAGATACTTACCAGGGACCAAATCTACCCTGTACAGGCATAGAAACTTACACTTCTATGGAGGTAGTTATTCAGATGATTGATCAGAAGATATGTGAATTAACTGAATTGTTAAACACAATAACAACTACATCAACAACAACAACATTACCATTATGAGTGTTAAAATAACTCTTACAAATGTAGGTTCAAATATAAGTCCTACTTTAGATATTTACTCTAATGCAACAGGTACTTGGGTATTCTTTAAAAATGTATCTGTTACAGATTTACTTGGAGGATATGTATTTACTCCTCCTTTGAATGCAACTGGGTATCAAGTTAGAGATACAGGTGCGTGTGGAACTATTCTTGAATTATATTGTGAATATATTACAACCACTACCACTTATAATCCTTCTTATACCACAACTACTACAACTACAGCAGCTCCTGTTTATTGGTATATTCTTAGTAAATGTATTCCTAATGGAACTGATTATTATGCAGGACCATTTTATACTAACATGTACTCTATGGGGGATAGAGTAGAAGGTGCTACATCAACCTATTATGTTGTAATTGGTTCTTATACAACAGAGCCTGTTAATAGGGAGAAATTATCTGGAATTACTGGAACAGGCTATAGAGGCTGTCCATAACTAAAATAATCTTGGTAATTTTGTTGGTTTTATTATCAGGATGAGGCTCTCAGTATTTATTACTGGGAGCTTTTTTTAAATTATAACTTATTTAGTTATAGTATATAATCTAGATAATTAAAAAAGTTTTGAAAATATAAAAAGATGGTATATCTTTACCTGTAATTTAATTCTTCTTATTAATGGCAACTCTCAGATATTTAGTTTCTTCTGTAAGATCAATGCATAAACTCTTATCCACAGATGCTACAATAACGGATAGAGTAATAGCTGCTGAAATTAAAAGTAATGCTCGTTTACTTATAAAGAGAGATACAAATCTTAGGAAACTTTGGGCTACAGATACTATATTTACAACAATCCCTTGTTTAGAAATGGAAGAAGTTCCTATTACAGAATGTTGTGATTATATAGATACTTGTACAATAGCTAGGACTAAGTATAAACTCCCACGTATTTCTGAAGGTAATTATCAGTACATTATCCAAGGTGTCTATAGTATTAATGCTATGGGTGGTAAAGGAAAGAAGATAAAAGAGATATCTATTAATAGGTATCTGAATCTTCTAAAACTTCCTATTATAAAGAAGGAAGCATACTTTTGGATATCTAATGATTACCTTTACGTAACTAATTCATCTATCCAGGCAATAAGAGTAGCAGCTCTATTTGAAGAGGATATTCCTAATTTTATAATGTATTCTCCATGTGCATGTAAGACTACCAAGGTTACAGATGAGGATTGGTGTAGGAATCCATTAGATAAGGAATTTGCTTTGCCAGGATACCTAGAGAAACAAGTACTGGAATTGGCTTCACAAAAATTACTTAGTACCTATTTTAAAATTAAATCTGATAATACACAGAATAGTGTGGATGATCAGTCTGCTATCCAACCTTCCAGATATTCACAACCTCAATCTTCAGGTAATGAGAGTCAAAGTTGATTGGAGAAGTGCTAGTAAAGAAAACTACAAAGATTTCTGCCATAGATATAGTAGTATAAATATATCCTTTGACACATGGCAAAACATACTATACTCTTATAATGATCAGTTTAAGGAGTATATTCTTGAAACAGGAGAAAAAGCAAAACTTCCATTAGGACTTGGAGAGTTTTCAATTAATAAGAAGAAGAGAAAAAGAATAAAGGTAGATGTCAGACACAACAGAGAATTTATTAATCTACCAATTGATTGGCAAAAAACTAAAGCAAAAGGAAAAATAATCTATAATTTTAATTTCCATACAGAAGGTTTCTCTTTTAACTGGATTTGGTTTAAATCAAGTGCAATGTTTAAGCAATCTGATTTATGGAGATTTAAAGCAAGTAGAGTTACTTCCAGATTATTAACTCATTATCTTAAGTCTGATAATAAATATCAGCATCTATATAGAGAATGGCAACACTAATTATATAAATTAATTGAGATGTCTTACTATTACAAATATAATTTTACCAGTCCAGAACTGGTATACTCTGTAGTTAAGGAGGAACTTAAGAGTTACTTTGATACAGGTGCTGTAGATGATTTACTATTTCCTACCTATGTTGATAAATGTCTTCGTAAGTTAGGGAGATCTTCCTATGTAATTAGTGAAGAGATGATGACAATAGAAGATTTTGAATCAAGATTACCTGATAACTTCTATGCTGTTAGAGAAGCTTGGTTATGCTCTGAAGTAAAAGGACCTATTACACAAGTACCTAGTGCTTATTATTCCCAATCTGATACTCAGGATACAACATTAATTGGTCCAATAACTACGGACGAAGTTGAGGATGAACATTGTTGCCACCATCATGATGATGAGGAATTACTTACCTACAAAACTAATTATCAGGAGTCAAAATCATACAAAAGACAATATCTTCTTAAACCAGGGAATATTTCTGCTAATAAGAATTGTGATGTGAATTACTCTAATGAATGGTCTTTCTTCTCTGAAAATCCTTCTGGTTATGCTCCTGGCAATGCTGATTATGATTCATTTGATATTAGAGATAATAAATTCATTACCAATTTTAGAACTGCAGTAGTTTATTTAGTATTCTATGCTACAGCATATGATGAATCAGAAAATCAATTAATACCTGATAATTACCGTATTAGGGAATATATTGAGAGTTTTATAAAATATAAAGTATTTGAGACTTTGTATAATCAGGTTAATGATGAAACATATAATCAGATAGAAAAAAAGATGATGCTTTATAAACAAGCTTCAGATGAAGCATTTATACTTGCAGATATAGAGGTAAAGAAACAAACAGTATATCAGAAACAAAGAAGTATAAAGAATAATCTGAATAGGTTTCAGATGTATGAGTTACCCACACGAATCAGTAGAAATAGTTTAAGCAGAAATAGATAATTATGGCTACTTCAGAACAAGATAGTAATATCAAACAAGAGTTTAATACAGCTTCAGTTGGGTTAAACCAAGACCAATCTGCTAATCAGGTTAAAAAAGGTGCATTAACTTACGCCTTGAATGCTACTATTGAGAACTTTGATGCTAATTCTGTGTCTTATCAGAATGAGGGAGGTAATGAATTCTGCCTTAATTTCCCTGCTGATTTTGTTCTTATAGGCAAACATTTCATTCCTGAGAGAAATAAACATATATTCATGTTAGTTAATCCTGAAACAGAAGAGAGTCAGATAGGATATATGGATAATACTGATTGTGTATATAGAACTTATGCAACTGGTGGGTGTTTGAATTTTAATGTAAACTATCCTATTCACAAGATAGTTCATAAGATAACTAATTGCTCTACAGAGATTTACTGGGCAGACAGAAATGGTAGAAGATATATGGATCTTGATAATATTCCATATCTTCTTCAATCAGGGAGTACTTTATGTGATCCTAAATATGGTAAGGAATTAGATTGTAATCAACTTAAGTTACAGTCAAATTTCTCTATTCCTACTCTTGAGATTAAGGATGTTGTAAGTGGTGGAAATCTTATAGCAGGTACTGTTCAGTTTGGAATTCAATATTCTGATGCTAATGGTAATCCATATACATCTTATTATTCAATTACTAATCCAACTTCTATTTCTGATCCTACCATAACAAGTATGAATTTTAATTATCCTGTTGGTAAATCAGTTATCGTTAATATATCTAATCTTGATTCAACTGGTCATTTTCAATACTTTAATCTTGTTGTTATTAAGACTATCAATGCTATAAGTACTCCAGAATTAGTTGGTACTTATTACATTGATAATACTCAAAAACAAGTAATTTATACTGGTCAGAATGTAGAAGCTATCAAACTCTCTATGGAAGAAGTATTTGAGAAATTTCCTACTTATGATATAGCTGAGGATGTAACTACTGTCCAGGATGTTATTATATGGAGTGGTCTTACTTCTATTGATAGAATCAACTATCAGAGTATTGCTAATAAAATAAAGCTCTATTGGGAAACTTGGAGAATACCTTCTACTGAAAATTATGCTACAGAGTTAAATACTACTAATTTTAGATCCTATTTAAGAGATGAAGTATACCCATTTGAAGTAGTATTTCTACTTGCTAATGGAAAACAGACAGATAGATTTCATATACCAGGCAGAGCATTAACTCCTGATGAAATTAATAAACCTGAGATATCTACTTTAAATGCTGATTTTGTAGGAACCCCTACATATTATGTAGATGATATTGGATTTTCTCCTTATTGGAAGATTTATAATACTTCTTCTGTATTAGGAACTTCTGAACAATTTAGTTCAGATCCAAAATATAAAGGATCTTATCAGTATGGTGAATTTGCTTATTGGGAATCAACTGAAGAGTATCCTTGTGATAAAGTTTTGTGGGGAGAGCTTGCAGGTAAAAAGATAAGACATCATAAGTTTCCAGATGTATCTGTATCTCCTATATTTGAATCAAAGACATTTACTAATGTAAATTCTATGGTAATGGGAAATGATGCTATATTTCCTATTGGTGTAAAGATTGATGTTCAATATTTAAAATCCCTTATAAATAGTTCAGATCTAACAGATAGTCAGAAAAGTGACATAGTTGGATTTAAGATTGTGAGGGGAGACAGAAGCACAAATAAATCTGTAATAGCAAAAGGTATCTTAAGAAATGTAGGCATTTATGAGAGAGAAGATCAGAAATTCTATTATCCTAACTATCCCTACAATGATCTAAATCAGGATCCATTTTTAACAAGTACTAATAATGCATTCTCACAGACATGTAATACCTACAATATAAATATAAATCATCTTGAGCGTGATTCTTCTGGTGGTGCAGATTTTGCGGACATTCAGTATACTGATTGTAATACAAATAAACAGGCAGTAAAAAGATTCTATTCAACTGATACATTTGAACTATGCTCAATTTCAAAACCCATCTTTTTGAATTCATCAGCAGGAGTAGTTAGTATAGCTACCTATGAAGAATGGAGAATTCAGATTAAGTTTGGTATAGGAACTGTTGGATGGGTAGATCCTGTCGATGGTTATAAAGAAATTCCTTTTGGTCCTGGTTATTCTTACTTGAATGTTGTAGTAGGAACAGGTGCACCTAAAGGTATCTCTGGTGCAGAAATATCTACTTTATATCTTGGTTTACATGCACCTTCCAGTATATGTAATAAGTATTCTGAGTTACCTGCAATAAAGGATAATGAAACTCTTAAATATAGACAAGTATTTAATTCTCCAGAGACTTCTTTTGGTCAGCCTTTTCTTGGTGATACTCTTAAGTTAGAGAGTGTAATATTTGGAACAGGAAAAGCTCATTTTGTAGAGGTTAAGAATAATGCTAAGTATAAATTAATTACAGAACAAGCTCAAAGAAAAGCTCTGGATAGCTCTAATAAACTGGGAGCTATTACTAGTGATTTCAATGCATCAGCAATGTTTGCAGCTTATCAGGCTTATCTTACTATTTATATAAATGGTATAACAAGAAAGAACTTTGCTTACTCTTTTAATTCTATAGCAGATTATAATTATATGACAACTATTCCTAATGAATTAGGAATTAAACAAAGGAAATTAGATATTAAACGTTATCTAATACCTGGAGTACAATCTGTTAATGATGAGTTTACTATTAATAACTATGAGAGGGAATCTTCCATATATCTAAGAACAGATTTGGATAAGACTCCTTTACCTCATCCAGATAAAACACCTAATATGTTATTTGGTGATATAAGTCTGGTTTCGGATAAATCCAGATTTACTGTATCTGGAATAGGTAATTGTAATAAACCAGGGAAGGAAGAACCAATTCAAGTTGTTTCCTATTATGCATCTCTTAAGAATGATATATTAAATCAGTGGGGACAGATATATTCTTATGAGGCAATTGATACAGGGTTTCAAAGGATATTTAATAATCCTACTGATCAACCTGATGTTATATTTGGTGGGGATACATTTATTAATAGATTTGCTTTTAAAACTAAGTTACCATTCTTTATTGATAATAGAGTAGGAGCTCCTGATGATAGTGATATATTTTATGATGAAATAGGTAATATAGCTTATCCTAAATATTGGCACTCAGCTAGATCTATTCTGAAGGATTATATGTCTTCTGGAGGTTTATTATCTAATATTATCTCTTATAAAGCACATAATTTTGATTGTCCTAATGATGTTGTTAATACTGTTATTGAAGCTATTCCTATTGGTTCAGAGACTTCTATTACAACAACAACTACAACAACTACATTAAAACCAGATGTTCCTGTTGATTCAGAGTTGACTTACTATGATGGGTATTTCTATTTATTTGCTTATGGTACACCTAATTTCTATTGTGAGAGTTCATATAATTTAGATCTTAGACAAGCTTTTAATAATAAAGAAGGTGATTTTTATCCTCATGTAAGTACTGGAATTCCTGATGAATGGGTACAGGAATCTTTTGTGTCTATTGCTATGGATAACACATACTATTATAATACTACTTATTCTAAGCAAAACAAAGAGAATACTTTTACTAGTCTTCCTCCAGATTGGGAGGAAAAGTTGTGCTATACTCATTTTCCTTTTAGAAGTATATATTCTAATAAACAGGATACAAATGCAACTACTCATGTAAATAATTGGCTTGTATATTCTCCATTATCATATTTTGATTTTCCTCAGACTAATGGTAAATTAATATCTTTAGATGGTATTCAGAATAAAGCTATATTAGCCAGGTTTGAGAATAAGAGTTTATTATATAATAATCTCTTAACTGTAAATACAAGTAATCCTCAAGCTGCCTATTTTGGTAATCCTGATATGTTTAAAGGTGCACCTCCTATTGATTTTGCAGAAACGGATCTTGGATATGTAGGAAGTCAGCATAAGATGTTATTAAAGATACCTCAGGGTCAAGTAACTATAGATGCAAAAAGAGGTCAGATATTTCTAATTGAAGGAACTCAGATTTCTGAATTATCTACATTTGGCTCTGGAATGAATAGATTCTTTACAGATCATTTAGCATTTGAGATTCTAAGATATTATCCTGATGTAGATATAGATAATGCCTATTATTCTATAGGATTACATGGTGTATATGATTCTAAATTTGATAGACTTATAATTACTAAATTAGACTATATTCCTCTTAATAAAGAAATTAAGTATGATAGTTCTACTTTTAAATTTTATATAAATA